TGTACATGCGGTCGACGTAAACGGGACGACCGCTCTCATCGATGATGCGATGAGGCTGTGCCACGGCTTCAGAGGTAAAAACACCCCATACGGTCATGGCACTCGCATCGTTCATCGTCTTCATCGTGTAGGCGGTATCGACAGAAGCGATGATGAAGTCCATGGGAGGGAATGCTTCTGGCTCCCAAAGCTGCCACCACTCTCGCTTGATGACGCCGCCTCCTGCGGGCTCAGGTCGCTGCTGTAACTGACCTGCCGAGCTGAATGGGCCTAGGACCTTCTCAAGAGCCTTGACTTCATTCTCGCCAAATCTTTCCGGCCAGAGAAGCTCGCCGGGTTCGGTTCGCGGATCTTGCCAGCCAATCGTCGAAACAAAAGATCGCTCTGGCTCGTAACGCATGGGCAAGCACAAGTGCGTCCACTCGCCAACGTCTTTTGAGAGCACATGTCCTGTCAAATCATCTTCGGCAAGTCTCTGCTGAATGATGATGTAGGCGCCGGTCTTCGGGTCATTGAGACGGGTCGACATCGTGCCGTCCCACCAATCAATCGTCGCCTGAACGGAAGCTTCCGAGAATGCCTCGTTTGCCGCGTTGGGATCGTCAACCACGATGATCGATCCACCTTCACCCGTCACCGCAGCTCCAATCGAGGTAATCAGGCGCTCGCCGCCCTTATCGTTCGAGAAGCGCGACTTCGTGTTCTGGTCAGAGTTCAACTTAAAACGCTCGCCCCAATGGCTCTGATACCACGGGCTCTCGATCAAGCGCCGGCACTTGACCGAATCTCTCAAAGAAAGCTGGTTTGCATAGGATGCATGCAAGAACTGCACGCCGGGTCCTGATGTCGGCGATCTTTGCGACTGAGCCCACGTCCAAGCAGGTAATGCAACGGACGTGATGCTGGATTTACCCATACGAGGCGGAATGTTGATGATCAATCGCCTGATATCACCATCCACCACAGCCTGCAAATGCTCGGCAACCGCTTCAATCGGCCAGCCGTCCTTCCATGGCGATGAATCTAAAAACCGCCATGCATTCGTCAAAAACATGTACAGGCTGTCTTCGCATTCGACGCGGTCAAGCTCGCGAAGCTGAGCCTCCGCGTTGACGACAACTCCGTTTCCTAAATCAACCAACATCCTTTTTAACCCTATCTACAGCATCACTCGCATCTTCTTTTGCTATAGCGTGGCGCAATAGATGGATGTTTCCTCGCAAAATCAGCTCGAGATCTTCCGTCTCGCTCTCAATGCGAAGAACCCAACCGTGCTTAGTCTGATGCTCAAGCGTGACATGAACATCAAAACCCAGAACGGTCTTCAGATCGCCTTCCTTATACTTGGATACAAAAATCATATTAGTCTGCCCTAATCCCAATGTCAGAATTCGCCATGAGATGCAGTTTGTTGCATTCAGTTGTGCAATCTGCAATCGACTGCAGATACGCCTGAAGCAACTCTGATCTCGCCTCTCTCTCCAAAATAGAACCAATCAAAAACCCGCTTGCCATGCCTAAGCTCTCTAAGAACTCAGAAAAATCTTTTTGCGGGTCTTCGGACTTAGAAAACACCTCCATCATCTCGCCAATCAAATTGGTGTAAGCGTTTTCTTTTCTTTGTGGCATATCAACTTTCATCGTCATCTGTATTCTCCTGTCCATCTTCATTTTCATTTTCGATTTCATCTTCGATCTCTTCTTCATATTCAGCATCAATCACTTCCTCTCCCGATTTAGGGAAGGTAATCGCCGTCTTCAAAATGTCGCGCAACTGATCTCGCTGCTCAACAGACAAGTTTCGTACATCAATCGCTTGAGAATGATTCACGTTCTGCTCAATCGGGCCGCCATTCGGCCCCGTCACTTCAAGCCGATCCGTCTCACGCCAGCGAGCTCTCGTCTTCAACCAGAAAATAGCCGCCGTCACCGACTGCTTATGAGCGGGGTCGATGGCGATGTTGTACAAGTTCTGCTTCACACGAAGATTCGTCGTCTCGGTGGCTATGTCGAGCTCCTCTCGATAGTACTTAGCCAACGTGTCCCGATTGATCTTCAAATGATTAGCAATCTGCTCAAAGGTCCAACCCATGCCGCCCAATTCCAAAACTTGAGCTCGGGTTACCTTCGTCGGCACATGGGGCGGTCTACCCCTCGACGCTAATTCCTTTTTCCTCTTCGGCATTTATTGCTCCTAAAAAGGCAAGCCGGAAGATGAAGCAGACGCTGTCCTTTCACGGTCCCACGCCCCATCTCCCGGCCCCCTCCGGCCCCCGACTAATTCATCGAAATTTGGATGTCTTCTTTGCGATTGATTTGGGCTGCGCAACAAACTGCTTGCCCGCCGCCTTGCCCTTGCGCTTAGCGGCAGTCGTTGCCGCATACTCCTGCGGGCTCAAAGACTTGATCGCCGCCTTCGGAAGATATCGCTCGCCGGTCTTGGATGATGGCTTGCCACTTTTCGTGGTCCATTCCTGCTCAGTCCAGTCCCTCAAAGATTTCTGTGGCCTTCTCATATCTGAACCTCAATTGGTAAAACCAAATAACATAATCTTGAACCCGTCAAATCAAACGCCCTTATCTCGACAATCCGATACTTCCAAGGCTCTGGAAAACTACTCATGAACTCCAAAGCTTTGCTATGAACCGGAAAACCAACCCATGCCTCGCCCACAACGTGGGTCCTAAAAGCCAAGGCCGCATTAGTCTCGGTATCCACCGCCCTTTTCCTTGTACTTCTTGGCGAGCAACTGGGCCTTGCGGCCGCTCCACTGCCCAGCCTTCGTGCCATGGGTCGCCTGTGCCTTGATCTGCTGGTACAAGCTCTTGCGCATCTCGGGCTTCGTGTAGTTGCCCGCCGCGTTCACGTTTGATTTTTTCGCCATAGCTGCAGATATAACAGTCGGGCCGGTGCGCTGTAAAGCAAAATTGCACTTGGGTACCCCCCCGGGGTCAAAAAAAAGCAAAAGGGGTGGGGGGTGTGGGCGTGCGGGGACGTTTTTTGTGGGTATGTCGGTTTGGTGCATTAACCCCTACCCAGTACAGATTCCCTAATAGCAGGGGGGTGCCGGGGGGTGCGTTACCGCACACTGTGCGTTTGCGCACTGTGCGTTACCGCTCTGTGCGTTTGCGCACTGTGCGCTGCCGCACACGGGCGAACGTGCGCTACCGCACAGACGGCTGGCATGCAGCATGCATGCAGGCGTATGTGCGTTACCGCACACAGGCGGTGCGCCGGTGCGCGGTGCGCGCACGCACGCACGAAAGCCCGCAGGCCGAAGGCCAGCAGGCTGTCGTGTGGGCGGTCCCGTCTCTGTCAGGGCTTACGGTCGCGCCGACGTTCTGATGTCACCCATTGCCGCCGTGAAGGCGTCACGGGCTTCTGCCATGCCATCCATGCGCCCGAGCAGGTAGGCGCAGCGCATGAGGGCCTCGATGCGCCACGGCTCCCCGTCGTGCCGGACGTGCTCAAGAATCCGCCGGGCGGAATCCTTGAACTCGCTGGCACGCTCCGCCGGGATCTCGGGATAGGCGCTCACAGCGCCTTCACCGAGACCGCGCCAGCGCGGATCTTGACGTCGACGAGATCGCCTTCGATGACGCTGTCGGCCACGCCCAGCTCGCGCAGCTTGGCCTTCGCCTTCTCGGCGTTGAATGAGCGCACGAGCTGCTCGTCGGCGACCGTGACGCGATAGGCCAAGCCCAAGTAGCTGCCGACGCCCTTGGCGCGGTAGTCGTCGACGATGGCCTTGGCTTCGGCCTCGAGGGCGGCGATCTGGGCCTTGATGTCGCCGAGGCGGTCGATGTCCGAGCCGGCGTTAATGGGGAAGTCGATTACGTTCGCGTTCATGACTGAATCTCCATCAAATTAAATAAGATCACGAGCCCATCTTAGCACCGCCCCCATGCCTGACGGTGCGGTAGAATACGTAACTCGCATGTCGTCAAATCAGATCGAATCGTCGTCCAGATCGTCGAATGCCCCTGCGCCAGTTCCGCCGATAGCCGTAATCTTTGAGCCGGGGAACTTTTCTTTGATGTCGTTCGCGAAAGTCTGCGCCTCGATGAGCTTGAGCACGTCGGCCATAGACCAGACGATCACACCGCGTGCAACCTGATTCGCCACCAACTGAACGTCGCGAGTGTCGCGCACGATGGCGACGACCTTGCCGTTCTCGAGCACGCCTTCCCACACGGCAGGATTTATTTGGTCTGCTCCTGCAGCGATGGCCGCACGCTCGAGCGCAGCGTAGGCGTTCTTCATGCGGCGCACCTGCTCCTCGACGTCTTCGACGGTGCCCTCGTACTGCGCAACCTTCAGCAAGTACTTTTGCCGGTCGAACTTCTCGCGCAGGTTGTCATCGACCAGCAAGCGCAAACGCTCTGCGCCCCACTTGCGTTCGATCTCACGGGCAAAAAGGTCGAGCCCTGTGAGCAAAGAGCCCACGCGAATCTTGCCCGCCTCCTGCCTCTCCCACCCGGCATAGTCCACCGGCTTCTTTTGCACCTTACCCATTTCCCTTTATACCTCCGGCTTTTTCCTCAGAGGAAGAAACACCCTCCCCTTCGCGCTCAGCCTTTTTTCCCCGTAGTTTCAGCCCGCGCAGCTTGGTTTTCCTGCAGGCCAATTCTTCCGCAAGGACCTCATCCATCTTCATGTTCGCGAGCCATGCCTGAATCGCCGTCTCCGGCAAGCCGAACCATTTCGAAAAGATCAGCGGCGCATAACGCTCTTCGCCCGACTGCTTGTAAATCGAGTAGGGTGTTTTTGCCTCCCACATCTGCTGAATCACCTTCAGCATAAACTCGGCCTGACTTTCGGTCACCAGCTCAGCCGACTTCCAAAACTCCTCTCGCTCCGCACTTTTCTGC